CGGCCCTCCGGCACATCCTCGGCCGTCGCAGGACGGTAAGCGTCCGGCAGGTCACGCCGGTAATCCTTCTTCTTCTTCCGCTCGCCCTCGTAGGTGCTGCCCTCGGACTGCGCAATAGCAAGCGCCTGATCTATCGCGTCCTGCTTCGACCCGTGGCAACCCATTACCTCACCGTCATCCTTCACGGTCGCCCACCCGGAGCAGCCCTCAGCCTCGTCACTGATGTAGTAAGGCATGTCAGCACTGCCTGAAGGCGATGTAGGAAACGGCATGCCCGGTCTTTGACGACACCGCGTAAACCTTGTCGAGCGGCGCGAGACGCACCTGCAACTGCTCCAACTTGTTCACCCGCATACCCGTCGACGTCGTAACGCCCGGACCGCCGAGGAACAGGTCGTCTGAGTTATCGTCATTGTGAATCTTGAGGCGGAACGGCATCGTGCACGTCTCTGGAATCTCTGTAGCCACGGTTCCGACCGCGACCTGTCCGCTGGTGATCAGCATTACTCGTCCTCACTCGCAGGTTCGGGGGTCGGCTGCAACTGCACCGATGGAAGGCCGGTGAACTCGACCGGCATGTCGAGGTACTCCGCGACGGACTCGGGCGTGTACCCGGCGGTCACCAACTGCTGCGCCGCCTGCGCCTTCTGCTGCGCCGACACGACACCGGCGTCCGTCAGCGGCAGGTTCTGCAGCGGCACCCGGTACTGGTCGCCGTCGTCGACCGCACGGAGGTCCTCCCGGGCGCGCACGTCGTTGACCGACATGTAGCCGGCGAGAAGCGCCTTCGAGTATGCCTCGGTGCGCGTGTTCAGGTCAGCCCGGACGAGCGCGTTCAGGTTGAACTTGATGAACGAGTCCTCATTCAGGAGCAGTTGCGAGAACGCCGCCTCGAGCATCTCCGCATACGGGCGGACCGTGTGCTCCGCGTAGAACAGCATCTGCTGCTCCACCGACGCGTACGACACGGACCCGGGGGTCGTAACGCCGAGCATGAATGGCGGTACGCGGAACAGGCGGGCGACTTCCTCGACGGCGTAGCGGCGCTGCTCGAGCAGTTGCGACTCGGCAGGGTTCGCCGTCAGCGGCGTCGCCTTCGCACCGTTCATCAGAATCGCAGCCTTGTGCGCCTTCCGCGTCCCCTTATGCTGGTTCTCCCACGTCGCCTGAATCTCCTGCCGCTGCTCGAGCGTCGGCTCTCCCGGAATCTCGAGGACGACCCCCGGGAACGCCCCGTTCCCAAAGAACGTCGACGCGTACTCCTGCAGCGCCAGCCCGAGGCCGAGCGACTCCTTCGCCTGCTCGATCCGGGACGTGCCCCGGTCCTTCCCCGGCAGCAGCATCTCCGTAACGTGCAGCACCTCCGCGTTCGGGACGAACCCGTGCCCGACAACCTCGTAGCCGCGACGGTTCTGCGAAATGCGAACGTGCGTCGGGTTCAGCACCTGCAGGTCGACGATACGCCCCGTCCCGTCCCGCCCGAGGTGAACGAACGCGTTCCCGTCGAGCAGCAGAGACATCATCGTCTGCTGCCAGAACGTCGTCCGAGGCAGCGTCAGCGACGGGCGGCCAACCCACGGGTCACGCGGGCGGAACGGCGCACGCTCACCGTCACGCCGGATGTACTGGTCCAACGGCAGTGTGGCGATCGTGTCCGCGATGAGCCGGACCGACGCGTACACCGCAGACAGGCGCAGCGACGTCTCCTCCGTGACGTGCACGCCCGTCAGGGACGGCCTGTCGGTCAGCGCACCAGCCGCCCACAGGTTCTGAAAGGCGCTGCTACGCCGCTCGAACAGGTTGCCAAGCACTATCGGCTCCGTTCCATCGCCAGACCGAACACGACCGTCCCGACACCAGCGACGACCACTCCGGCCCACGGCGCAACCATCGCCACGCCCACTGCCACCGTCAGGATACCGACGACCTGCACCACCGACGCTAGACCCACACCCACTCCTTCGGCTCAACCTTCGGGTTCTCATGCCAGAACCGTGCGCGGTTCCAAGCGATTACTGCGGCGATCGCCGCATCGATCTTCTTCGGTGACGACTTGTCCTCCTTCGTAATGTACGCGCCGGAGGACGATTCGCGCAGCACGGCGTTACCGACATGGCGTGTCAGCCCCGGATGCGCGTCGTGCGTCAGACCGCCCGAGGTCGCCGCCTGATAGAACGACGAACACGCAGCCGCCATCCGCTTTCGCACGAACGTGTTGAACGCCAGCACCCGGTCCTCACCGTACATCTCCGCCCAACGGTTCAACTGCTGCGCCCAGTACGGCGGGTCCGCGCTCATCTCCCGCACGTCGAACCGTCGGAACGCGTCCATCACGGCAGCCTCGACCGCGTCGTGATCGACCCGCCACGCCACGTTCCCGCCCGGATGCTCCCACAGGCCGAGGACGAACAGGTGCGGCACGTCCTCCACCGTCGCCCCGACCAGCGCGGTCGAGTCGCCCGAGTAGGACCCGTCGAACCCGAGGACGATAGCCGTTTTGTCGGGCACCGAGTATGCGTTCTGTAGCGCCTCCCACGCCCCCGGCGGCAGCCACCGTTCCTCGTCCGGCTCGACCCACATGTTCAGGTGATACCGGCAGAACTCATGCAGCGGGATTTCATGGAACCTGTGTCCGAGGTCGTCCAGCCGCTTCCACGGCTCCGGGTTCGCATCCCTCAGCGCATCAGACCGGACCGAGTCGTCCTCCAGTTGGTCCACGTTCACCTGCGGCTCCCGCCACACAAACAGGAACGCACCGTCGTCTATCTCCCCCGACTCCACCCGCTTCCCATACTCGTACTGGTTCAGCGCGACCGAGTCGACCTTCGGATTACCCGCCGTCGTGATACTGAGCGACCACGAGTCCCGCCGCTTCGACAGACCACCCTCTAGGACGAGATGCACCCTCGACTTGTTCCCCGTCCACTCGTGCGTCTCATCCGCCACCACGAACGTCGGACGCAGACCGTCATTCGTCCCCGCCACCGCTGGCACACGGACCAGCACCCCCGGCTCACCCCGCAGTTGAATCTCCTTCTCGAAGCACTCGAAATACTCCGACAGCGGGCCTTCCTCCACCGCCGCCCGAGCAGCCGTCAGGAGCAGGTCGGCCTGCTCATACGAAGCGGCAGCGCAGACCACATACGGGTCGACGACACGCTTCCCCACCGGCCTGCCGTCCTCCCAACGATCAAACCGGACCGGACCTGCCATCTCCGCCAGCGCCACCCACGCAGCGAACTCAGTCTTCCGCGACCCCTTCGGTAGCCCGCGCACCGCCCGCCGCACCACCCGCCGGCCCTTCCCGTTCACCTCGTACGCCCACGCGAGGTACCGCTTCTCCTCCACCGTCAGTGTGATCTGCTGACCCATCACGTCGCCCGGACCGTGGACGAGGTACTGCTCGATCCACGCCGCGACCTGCGGGCCGAGCGTGTGCTTCGGCTTAGGCCTCATCCCACAGGTCCTCGTCATCGACCGTGTCAAACTTCTGCGCGAGCGCGTCCAAACTGTTCGTCGCATCCGCAAACGTAATCCCCAACCGGAGGCGCGCCGAAGGTGTCAGCCCCAACTCGTTCTCCAGCCGCAGGATCGCACCCTCCAACTTCATGATGCCGTCAAGCGCCGGGTTCAGACGCGGCTGCCCCTGCGACCCCGCAACCATCCGCCCCTTCGCAAAAATCCCGGTCAGGTCCTCATGCTGCTGGTAGTAATCCCACAGCCGCCGGACCGACGCAAGGTCCGTCCGCTTCACCAGTTGCGACAGTTCCGAATGCCAGAACTCGTCCCACGACTCGAGGTTCGACGGCGACAGTCCCTCAGGCGGATCAGGCACCACCACCGAAGCAGGGTCATGCTGCTCAATGAGACGCAGGTTGGAACGGGCACGACGGTTCTGCCGCTTCCCCTCCTCCTTCGGCAACGGCCCGCGACTACCCATCGAACCTCACCGCCTCAACGCCCACGCGAAACCCCCTCCCGAAACGGGGCCGCAACCCGTACAGCCCTCCCCCTAGGTGGGGACGGGGTCAACGAGGTGGTTCTTGGTACCAGGG